GACGTTTTTCATCAGAAGAAATAGAAAAGAAGCATTCCCCATTTGAGCGTATCAAGAAAAAGGAGTTTCCTTTTTTATTTCAAAAGAAACGAGAGTCTTATAGGGAAGATACAAAGATTAGTTTAGATGAAATTATTACTCGCATATCAGACATATCACTAAATAGTGTTAACACAGTACTGGGACCAAACCAGTTTGCTCATAATGGAATGGTGTTTGAACCTACAACTCCAGTGCTTTCAACTACACTAGTAGATGAAAGTCCGCTACCAGAGATGTCTCTAGAAAGCCCTGGTACTCCTCCATATCCACCAATATATGATGATGAACAATACAAATTATATCTACAACTCAATAAGGATAAGATATCTCTAACACCTATTGAGGATTTAAAATTGGATGACAACATAGTTGTAGATGGATAGGAGTGATATCGCATATTTATTGAATAGTACTCCAAAATACTATTATTTACTAGAATTACATATTGCTCTTATAAGACGTTATGCTCCTAAATGTAAATGGCCAATCTATTTTGCAACAGAGGTTCCAGAACATTCTATATGTAAGATTTTACAATCTTATAATGTAAATATTATAGTTTTAGAAAAAGAGAATTCATCATTTATATCTTCAAGAAGAAGAGCATTAGAGCTATTACCAGATTCTATAAAATATGTTTTGCCAATGCAAGAAGACTTTTTACTTGAACGTTTTGTAGATACAAATGCTATTCATGAATCAATAAGTATTTTAGAAAAAGAAAAAGATATAATATCTGTGCGTTACATGCCATGTCCTGGGCCTAATGAGATAAATCTTAACTATAACAAAATATGGAAATATATTAAAGATGATACATATCTATTTACATTTCAAGCAACATTATGGAAAAAGGCTGAATGTTTAACATATTATAAGAATATAGAGCATGAAGTAAATTATAGGAAATTTAGTTCAGATTCAGATCGTAATCTATATGAAGTGAAAATGAATATAGCAGAAAATAGTGATGGGCAAAAAATTTTCGCAAGTCTATTCAGTGATAAAAAAATACTAGGATATATAAGACAACATAAATATCCAAATGCTGTTTATATAAGTCCTTGGCCATATAGGCCGACAGCAGTAATTAAAGGTACTCTACAAACTTTTGCAAAGGAATTAGCTGAACGAGAAGGATTTAAACTTTAAAACTGATTACCAGAGTTATTAATAGTAACAAATACACTATTTTTCTCATTAATACTGTTATTAATAACAAATATAGAAGTTTCTAATCCACTTCTAAATACGTCATTACCACCAATAGTTTTTACAGAACCTACTCCATCAGAAATATAATGGAGTAAACTCACATTACAGTTTATAAGACTTACATCAAATTCCATTTTTAATGGCTGAATAAATCCATTAGAAAGAACTCTAGGATTTAAGAATGATGATACACTATAAGGGTATGAACTGGTAATTGGAACATACTGTTGTATACCAGATTTATTAACAGGCACATTTGAGTTATCAGAAATATACATAAAATGGCTTGATAATGATAAAACTGATTTTATACTAGAGTTTCCCTCTGGATATAGTGCTAAACTAGATATAGAAGATGGTGTAACAACTGGTCCAAATGTAAAATTAGGATAATATTCTACATACATACGCGTTGAGTTATTTGGGTTAATAAAACTACTTAGCGTAGAAAAATTGTATTGAAAACTACTAAATTGAGCGGTTCCAGAATTACTTAGTATACTATTTGTTGCAAATGTTGACATATTTTGTCTTCCAGTAATTCCTTTATAGAATACAGATGATACAACGTTAGGGTATCTTAAAATATTATTCATCGTGCTTGCTTGAACAGAGTTTATTGTGCTTACAATTGTACTTAGAACCGGTACATTAATATAAAGGGTTGTGCTCACAGGACTTGTTGAAAGAAATACTTCTGGAGTATTTGTGGTAATAGTTAAAGTCGCATTTGTAGATGGCGCATTTAAATTACTTTGACCGGGTACAGATATTGTTTGAAAAAAAGAACCAATAATCGAACTAATAGAAGTAAAATAAGTATTACCATTGCCTGATGTGGTTAATACTAACGATGAAGGTATTGGTGTATTACTCGATGTATAAAATTTAAGTGCGTTTAATTGTAACAAGTCTAGATTTAATGTCTTTCTTGAGGATGCCATTCTGCTTTTAGTATGTTATATTTTGTATGGAAAGGTAATACGAAGCAGTAGAGCCAAAAAATAGACTTACATTACTTGATGGAAATCCATCTGCCCCGCCAAAATTATAAGCATTCAAAATTCTATGTGTTAATTGATAATTACTTGCATAATTTGAATTTATTGTCTTTCCTGTAATATTAATGCGTAAAGGCTGTTGGAAAAGATTTGAAGAGTTAGTATTTATTGCTAAAAATTTTGATTCACTAATATTTGTACCTAATGTTGAAGCGCCATAGGATATCATAGTTGATATATGAAAGACTTTAGGATTCGCACTAGCATTTAACGCAGGAAATAATATATTAGGATATAATTCAACACTTACATTAGTATCTCCATGAATATAATTTGAAAAAGTTCCTAGTTGTAAATCTAATGTTGAAACATAAAAATCAGCATTATTTGAAGTATATGCCAATTGATTAGTATTATTACCTTTGTATTTAATTGATGAATTATTGAAACTATCATAGAAATAAGCTGAGCTTAATGTGCTTATAATGACATTTACATTATTGCCACCAATAACAAGAGCATTTGCAGCATTTAAATAATAATTTGTACGGTTATTTAAAATGTTTGTAACAGAGCTTACAAGATTTGATGTTAATACTGTAGTTGTTGATGTTAGCGAAGCGGTTGAAACATAGCCAAAAGTACCAAGGTTTCTTATTACATAAAGTACTGAGTCAGTACTCACATAACCAAGAGTTCCTAATCCTACTAAACTACTTTGTAGTGATAGTTGTAGCGTCGATGACGAAACATAACCTAGAGACCCAAGATTTTTTACACTACTTAGATAACCTAGGTTTCCAAGACCCTGAATGGTACTATATAATGTTAATGAACTAACATAACCGGTTGTTCCTAAGCCGATTACTGTACTTCCTAAAAAAGCAGAGCTTAGATACCCAAGAGTACCTAACCCATTAATTGTACTATAAAAAGTTTGTGAAGAAATATATCCCGCTGTTCCAAGCCCAACAACTGTGCTTGTAAGATTTGGTGTGCTTAATGAACCCGGCAAAACACCAGTGGAAATATTAAACATATATGTGTTTAAAGTATTAAGCGTCGAAGGTAAATAACCAATATTTTGACCATAGGAACTAATATTATATAAAACATTTTGCCATTTAATATTACCAGTTCCGTCAGTTGACATAATATAATTTGTTGAAATTGGTAAATTTGTATTGGGGTCAATTGCTAGTAAACTTCTGTATAATTGATCCATATTCCGTCTAATAAAGAAAAAGAATCAATACTCTTTATAAGTAGCGAACAGATGACAGGGAATGGAGGATTATTACAACTTGTCGCAATGGGAAAACAAGACATATTCTTAACCGGAAATCCACAGATTACATGGTTTAAAATGGTATATAGACGTTATACAAATTTTGCAGTTGAATCTCAAGCCTTATTTTTTGACGGCGACCCAGACTTTGGAAAACGACTCACATGTTTAGTACCAAGACGAGGTGATTTACTGGGTCCGCTAGTATTAGAGGTTACACTACCTCCATTAACTCTTACAGATGGAACGCCCGTATCCTATGTAAATGCAATCGGTCATGCATTAATTGATGAAATTACTCTTGAAATTGGTGAGCAAGAAATTGATACGCAAACTGGTGAATGGATGGAAATATGGTCAAATATGACTACAACTGCCACACAGAGAAATGGTTTTAATGATATGATTGGTAAAGTCGATGAATATATAGCACCTCAGAATTTTGGACCTTTAAAACTCTATATTCCTTTACGTTTTTGGTTTTGTAAGAATCCTGGCCAGTATCTCCCACTACTTGCGCTTCAATATCATCCTATTCGAATTAATCTTAAATTAAGACCATTACAAGACTTATTTTTTAGCCCATCATCTGTTGATGCCGCAGTGTGCGATACACTTGCTGTAAATACTGTAAAGATTACAGATTTACGCTTATTTGGCGACTATGTATATCTTGATGTAGAAGAACGTAGGAGATTTGTAAGTAATACACATGAATATTTAATCGAGCAAGTTCAATATACTTCCCAGATATCAATACCAGTTGGTGCAACATCTTCTACGGTACGGCTTGAGTTCAATCACCCTATTCGTGAATTATTATGGTTCATTCAAAGGTCTAAAATGGTTTCTCGTCACGAATACTTCAATTACAGCAGTACAAGTATATTAGAGCCTGGAGTTCGCAGAGATTTACTACAAGATGCGAATATACAACTTGACGGGTATGATAGATTTGACCGTAGAGATGCTGGTTATTTCCGTTTGGTTCAGCCTTATTATCATCACACTGTAGTACCGAATAATTTATTTTTATATAACTATTGCTTTGCGTTAAGGCCTGAAGAGTTACAACCATCTGGTTCTTTGAACGCTAGTAGAATTGACAGTTTTGTTTTACAAATGAATATTGCTCCCGATTCTACAACCGGCGCAACTCCTCCAAGAGATAATGCTTATACACGAGTTTATGCGACAAATCATAATGTCCTGAGAATTATTAATGGATTTGGTGGGTTACTATTTACAATTTAAAAGTATTACAAAATTAGGTTATGGAATCATCTCTATCACGTATTCCAAAATTGACAATACCTAAATGGTCGTTTAAATGGATAACATTAGTGTTTGGGTTTTTTGGTTTTGACCATTGGGCGTTCGGCTCTAGATCTACTGGTATTGCTAAATTAATGGTAAATTGTCTAACATTAGGTTCATGGTATACATATGATGTAATACAGGCATGGTCTAGTACAAGAGAGGATGGGACAAGTATACAAGCAAATGGCTTACAATCACCATTTGGATTTATCGATAATATCGGTAAAGGGCAATTAGATAATCAACCATTAAGTAATATGAGTAAAAATACTCAATTATGGTTATGTTTCTTAGGTATTGGCATTTTTGGTATATTATATTATTTTACAGGGTTTTTTATATCAAATGATTCTGGTATAGTTAGTACAATTTTATTTGGAATAGCAACAATTTCATTCTATGCTGGACTATTATTAGCTGCTTTTACATTGTATTTCTTTTTTAGTAGTTATATGCCAGCAACAAGTACACAAGCAAGAGCTGGCTTGAATCCTTTTGGTGTAGCACCTAGTAGAACAGGTAGTAGTGTAAGTGCATTATCATCTAGATTAGCTCAAGCTGCTGCATTTAGAGGAGGAAGTGATGAAATAGAGATGCAAGGTGGAGGGCATGAATTTGACGCAATGATAGAAACAACAAAAAAAGCATTTGAAGTTCCTAAAGTTTCAAAAGATCATCTATATTTCAGTGTAATTTTGTTAGCTTTACCATTATGCGGCTTTGCTGCGTACATATTAACAAAAAAGAAAGATTCGGTAAAAAAGGATGAAGTATCTGGAAACCCAAGAACAATTTGAACAATTAATTGGTCGAAGTAGTCAGCCACATGATGGTGAATTACCACCTATAACTATCATTTGGTTTAGTGCTGAATGGTGTGGCCCTTGTAAGAGAATTGGCATTAATCAGTTAGTATCAGAGTTTGATGTAAACTGGCTCAAATGTGATGTTGATATGAATAACTATACGGCCGGCTATTGCGGCATCCGCACTATTCCGACATTTATGGTAATTCATAATACAAAAATTCTTGATTCAAAAGGCTCGGCTAGCACAGTTGAAATTGCAGATTGGTTAAGAAGTCTTATACCTAAATAGGTATGCTAGTAGTAGGCGGCGGTATTGCTGGATTTTATTGTGCTTTAGAATTACTAAAACGCAATAAAACTGTAACATTGTGTGAAAAATATAAAACTGTTGGTGGAAGAATTGATACATATACTAAGGACGGTTATCAATGGGAATCTGGCGCTGGACGCATTTCAAAAGCCCATATTATTATTTTAGATCTTATGAAAAAATATAAACAACCAGTTGTACCAATATCAAAAGAAATACAATACAAAAAAAATGGAAAATCTGATTTAGAGCCAAACCTTTTTGAAAGTAACATTCGAGCATTTTTTACACCATTGGAGAATCTAGATTCTAAAGTTCTGGCAAATTCTACACTAAAAGAATTATGTGTAAAAATACATGGAAAAGAAAAAGCTGAAGAATATCTCGATAGATTCCCCTATAGAGCTGAAATAGAAGTACTTAGAGCAGATTTAGGACTAGAAGTGTTTAAAAAAGGCGCAGCAATGGCATCTCACGAAGGATACTTTGTTGCTGCAAATGGCTTACATAAACTTATTGAAGCAATGGAAAAAGATTTTATAGAAAAAGGAGGTAAAGTTTTGACAAATCATAAATTAATAAATATTATTGATAAAAAACAATATATTGAAAGCGAATTTGTAGTTGATTCTAAAAGTATTATAATACAATCTGAAAAAGTAATTTGTGCAATGGAATCTGATGCTTTCAAAAAAATACCTTTCTTTAAAGATTTTAAAGTTCTAGAGCATCTACGTATGGAACCTTTAATGCGGAACTACGCTGTTTATGATAAACCATGGTTTTCTGGATATACTAGAATCGTAACAAAAGAACCAATACGCTATTTCTTACCGATTGATTATAAAAAAGGTATAGCCATGGTATCTTATACGGATTCCAGAGATACTAGTAACTTTCATAAGATTCTAAAAAAATACGGTGAAGATTCTCTTGGAAAACATATTCAAAATAAATTAAATGAATTATTTGGCAAAGTTCCAAATTATAAGTTTTTCAAAAGTCATTATTGGAAACACGGAGCAACATACTGGCTACCTGGCAATTATGATCCAGTTGAAGAATCAAAAAAGTCATTAAAGCCATTTGATTGCGAAGTATACGTGGCAAGTGAATCATTTAGTTTAAAACAAGCATGGATGGAAGGTTCTGTAGAGCAAGGAAAAAAATTGTTTGATACATATAGATTATAAATGGATCCGCATTTTATTATCGCTTTATTCCACATTGTTGCGGTTGTACCATTTCTTGGATATGTATTTGTAAATCGCGCAGCTACACCAGAATATCTATATAATATATTATTTTTTGTTGGTATTTTTGTTTTAATATATCATGCTTACAAAGCCGCTATACGTATTAAGAATGGCTCGGCATTACTATGGATAAGTTTAATACATGTTCTGATATTTGCTCCTCTTATGATTTATATTGGTTATATGAGTAAAAAGACACCACGGTCGGCGTATGAGTTGCTAGGTCTTATTACATTTGCCGCACTTGGGTATCACTTATATTCATTAGTTCTTCTTACACAAGTTATAAAAGAAGAGGATTAATAATATCACCAGAATAAGCATAAAACTCATCTGACTTATAAAATATCATATTAATTCCTATAATATTCAAATTAATATTTTTCTCTTTCCATTGTCTGGTATGACACCATTCATTCTCAACAATATTATCTAGTGCAATATAATTCTTAATAAATCCACCATTTTTTATAACATTTTTATCAAAAATATATATTGCTTCGTCCATCACTACATTACATTCACACTCGCAATACGAATTTGGCTTTATAAATTCCCAAATCCCCTCTCCTCCTACACTACTGCCATAAGGTATATTTTTAGGTCCATTATATATTCTTGCTTTTGCATTAATTGAATTAGGAAGTAAAACATCAAAATTAATTTGCTCTAATAATTTAACTTCTGGACGAATTTTTATAAACCAGTCATAATCTAATTTATCTTTGTATTCTTTTATAAAATCACACATTTTAGTTAATTGTTTTTTAGGATTTATTATTTTATATTTAAATGTGATAATATCTTCATAATTACTGAAATCATCTTCACAAGATATACCGGCATAATCTACTTCATGATTTTTCATAAAATCATTAAAAATAGATATATGGGATTTTAATGATTTATGTAATTTATAACTTACTATAATCACTAATATTTTCATATAGTGTATTATAAATTGACTTTAGATAATACTTTCAAGAATCTTTTGTCTTTCTGCAGAATTTACTCGAACACAATTAATTGCGTGATAATAAAACGCGGTCGTTGATGAGAATTTCGTTTTACAAGATTCACAACTATTATCTTCACCAAGAATGATATCGGTTTCATTCTTAAAATGCTTTCGCATACAATGAATCCTGCGATTTGCTTTTGTAATTGCCTCGAATTTACATCCATCAAAACAACACTTGAACGTGTCAATTTTATTGGTATCCCTATCTTTATGTTTTGACAACTTATGAAGTTCTAGAGATGTCTTTTGAATAAAATCTTTCTTACAAATATCACATTCATATGGCAGTTTCCCTTCATGCTTCTTCATATGATAATACATTGTATTCTGATTCTCTTTTACAACGTTACAATTCGGACAAACAAACCAACCTTGTTCATTCTTAATATACTTTGAAGACATTATGGGCTATAAAATATATTTGGAAATTTTTTTCAAATTTTTATATATTTAGTGTTATTAATGGATAAACCTCCGTCTGATATTAAACATCAAAAGTATTTTTCATCCTATAAACCAAATGAACTCTTTTGGGGAATAGGTATAGAAAATGAAACATATCTTGAAATTTTAAGAAAAGAAAAGGTATCTGGAACTTTCTTTAAGAATCAAAAACAAGAACGTTATAGTGTGAATTATTATAATACATATCGTAAGGGAGAATTTAATAAAGCACTCGACACTATTATTGATAAAGATAAAGAATATGATTTACCTATTCTTATGAACGGCCATGAATTAACACAAAATGACTTATCCGGCCAACCAATGAAAAATTATAATAAAGGCTCAACACCAAATAAAAACTTTTCTGGGAAGACTATAATTGAATATATGAAAGAACAAAATGAATACTTTGAAAAAGAATATAATATGAGTTATTGTTTTGATGGTGATACTATTGAATTTATGACTCTTGATTTTTATAAAACAAACACACAGCATGTAATTGATGAATTGAAGCATAATAAAAAAACATTTTTAGAAAATTTAAATAATCTCCATCTACCAATAACAAAAGGAAGTAAATTTGCTTATCCAAAAGGCAATTATGGATTCGCAAGATTTACTACAAATATGAATAATCTTGCTATATTTAACAATGGAACATATCATTTTAATTTTACATTACCAACTATGTTAAATGCAAATGGTGAAATTAAAGACAGAAGAGCTTTTGATAGACGACATGCTATGGCTATACGCATCATTCAAGCTATGGAGCCTTTTTTCATAGCAAAATATGGAAGTGGTGATATATTATCATTAAGTGAAAAATATAGAAAAAGATATCCAAGAGGTTCTCAAAGAGTCGCTGCATCAAGATATATTGGTGGCGGAACTTTTGATACAAATAAAATACAAACTGGTAAATTGCTACAAGATAAACGTGAATTATACGTAAGAGATTGGTATAATGAATTATACGATAAAATTAATTATGAAAAAAATGATTTAATAGGGTTTGATATTAATTTCAATAAGTTTAGAAATCATGGAATAGAATTACGTTTCTTTGATTTATTTCCTATTGAGAATTTACCAGAAGTTTTAGAGTTTTTAGTTTATTTATTAGACCATTCTGTTGTATTAGAGCATCTAGAAAGTTGTATTCATAATGAATTTTGGAACGCTATTATGTATAGAGCAGTGCTTGACGGAAAGGAGGCATTTCTTACAATAGATGAATTAACATGGTTAAGAAAACATTTAAATATAACAATAAGATTTAAAAGTCGAAAAATTCTCGATTTATACGATCATATTTATACATTTTTAAAAAATAAATATAAATATGATGGGCCGTGTAGCAAATACATGTTAGAAAAACCAACAGTCTGTTGTTAAAATCTATCTAAAGATATTATAATATTTTTAATTAATGAAGCTTCTAACATTAGCAATCGGAGGAGATTTTCGTAAAAGTCTTAAGAAGGCACTTGATTCAAAAAAAACATATTGCATTAAACATGGATATGAATATATTCTTGGAGGTGAAGAATTCTGGGATAGAGAGCGACCTATTCCTTGGTCGAAGATTCCATTTTTACTAGATGTACTTAGGAAATCTCAAGATGGAGAACTAATCTTTATGAGCGATGCGGATGTGTATATTACAAATATTGATACTAAGATTGAAGAAACTATTGTGCCACTGTTAGGTGAAGGAAAAGACTTATTAATGACAATTGATTCTTGCGGTCACATTAATGATGGTAATATATTAATTCGTAACAGCTCTTGGTCGCGTGATTTCTGGTCTCGTGTGTATGACCAAACAGATTTAATGTATCACCCTTGGTGGGAGAACGCTGCGGTTATTAAACTTCTTGAATTGAATAGTTCAGACTTTGCAAAAACAGAGATTACTAATCAATGCCGTTTATTTAACGCTTATATTCAAGGCCTCCCGAATGCGCCTTTATGGCAGCCTGGCGATTTTCTCGTTCATTTTGCGGGTATCTACGATGTTGATAAAATGAATAAATATATTGAAGATATTGATGCGGGAAAGATTCCTAGAAAGGGTATGTTTGAATAAAATATAGTTGTTATATAGAAATGGGAGATAATAATGACAATGAAGAGCCCATTAATGTTACTCAGCTTCTTGGTCTTGAAGGTGGTCAAAATAATTCCTCACCCAATAGTAGAATGAACAGCATGAACACCACTCGCAAGAATCTCAATATGGCTGGCGGGGCCAAGCTCCCTGCGGGTGGTACAAA